CACCATGCAAGAAGAAGCAATTTCTTTGGCGCATTGGCCCAAAACTTGTAGTGCTTGGAAAGGATTATCAACCAGTTAATTTCATGAAATGTCCACATAACTTGGAGAGTGCTATTAAAGAGCGCCTTCTTGTGGACGTCCCGCCAGTAGTAGCTCTTTTTGAGCTGGCCGCCACCAGAGAACACATTGTGGAGATCTGGACTAAGAGTGGCCATATGGACGGCAAGCAATTAAATGTGTTGAGCAACGTGGATTGGCTTAAACGCTTTCCACCCGCGCGTCAGAATTTCTACCTCAATGTTGGCAAACGACATAATGTCGATATCGCGGACCCCCACGCTGTCAATATGGCGTGCGATGACCTTCTAGCGAAGAGTCAATTCCTACATATAACAGTTATGGTCAAGAGTGATGAGTGTGTGGATCCTAAACCATCCGCTAAACCTCGCTCGATCGCCCTTCTGCCAGGCGCACCGCTACTCAATAGTGGTCCGCATGCAGTTGCTAGCTCCAAGCTTATGATGCACGGTTTCGACGGCGCCATTAATTTTGGCTCCAAGAAACGACCCATCGTTGCTTGTTATGCTGGCGGGTTAAATTCACTGGACATGACGAAGAAGTTAAAGACCGCCTATGGAGGTCACTTCTCCGACCCTAGCGTCGCGTACTTCACCGATTTCAAACATTGCGATCGATCGAACGTACGAGTGAAGCTGGCTGAGGCTGGCTCGCTTATCGATGCTGGAATCACTTTGTCCTCGGGTATCCCTCCTACTCACTTTCGATCTTGGTTGAGAGCTGTAGAGGGGCGTCCTGAAAAGGTGAAAGTTCATTGGATCGATGAATTGGGAGATGAGAGAAGTGAGGTGATGGAGGACCAGATGTTATCTGGCGATTCTATCACGTCGCTTGCAAACACAGTCTGTACCCTATTGCAGTTTATCACGTTTGCTCGAACATATGGTTTGAGCTGTTTGATTTTCGGTAATGGCGATGACGTTTGCGTTCTCACCCATGATTCTCGAGATCTAATGGGCGAAATGATCAGTACCATGACTACGTTTGGAAGCACACTAACTGGCAACCGTGTGGAATTACCGGACGAGTCCATGGCTGGAGAATTCTGTGGTTGTGCTTTGTACTATCATGAGAATGGACCGATATTCGGTCCTAGGTGCTTCCGCCAGCTCAAGAAATTGAGTTGGTCAAGTAGCACTGATTCACCAGCCGGACGCCTCGAGGAGAAGCTTCGCGCTCTCCGAGGCCCGTCCCGCATTGTGCCGATCCTCTCGCACATCGTCAACGCGATGAGTGCAAATGAAGATCGAGCATCCGCAGAAACCAAACACAGCG